ATGACGAGGGAGGGGGTCTGCATCCACTGATTCTGCACGGGAGTATCGACCACAGAGACCTCGTTACCCAGCGCGGCGTCCGCGTCATCTGGCGCGACGGCGAGATAGGTCAGGTCCCACTCTCCCTCGGTCACGGTCGCATTGTCGCAGAGGTAAGTGATCTTGACATCGACATGGCTGTTAGTCTTGTCGAAGTCGTCCGGGATCGGCCAGGCCACGTAGATGTGCTCATCGGCTGACGCATCGGCAAGGGCAAGAGTGCTTTTCGTGTTCTTCAGTTCCTCGTCTCCCGTAGAGCTCTGCGCGCTGAGTGCATCCATGGTGATGTAGACCGTTCGGCTGGTCGCCATCGTCGGGACGTTGGAGCCGAGAGCGGGAGCTGCCGAGAACGTCACTACGCCGGTGCTGTCGGCGATATCCATGGCGGCGGTACCGTCTGCGGCGTCAAGGTTGGAGGAGTTGACCGCACCAGAGCCGACGATGTTGATATCATTCCCCGACTTTCCGGTGATGTCGCCGTCCTGGTCCAGAGTCCATTGGACCGTGTTCCCCGTCGAGAAGGTCATGTCTCCGGTGTCGCTGGTCCCGTCCGCCCCAACCTCGAGAGCCAAATTCGTGTCGAGCGTGGTCTTCACCTTGTCGGTATAGACGGTGCCCATGGCGACGGTTGACGAGCCGACATCGGAGGCGGCATCGACGGCGCCGACGATATCCTTTCCGCTCGGGAGCACGATGCCATCCGTGGGACTGATCGGGATGGATACCGTCAGGTTCGTTCCGTCCGTGGCGATGGTCCCGGTGGCACTCCCGCCGATGTTCGCCGTGGTGAACAGCTCGAGCGAGACGACCCGCCAGAGTCCATCGCTCGGCATGGCCTTCATCGTCGCGCCATACGTGACAGTCGCAAGAATCAGGAGGAGACCGATCCCCCAGGTGGAGCGGTTACGCGTGAACATTTCTAGTCCTTCCGCCCCTTGGGGCTCTCGATCATTCGATGCTGTGGCGCGTCATCCGTCTCGGTCTTCGGCGGTCGTCCCCGCTTCTTCATGACCTCCACGGTGTGGTTGACCCTCTCGGGTGGGATGTGCAATTCCTTCCCGGGATGGTGGATGGTCCTGCGTGACGCCTCGTCTTCGCAGTAGACGTAGCCATCCCGAACCCTGACCCGCACCAGCTTGGTATCTTCTGCCATGTCGCTCCCCGTTCAGTCATGTCCCCGTTGGTCAGTTCCTCCCGACTCGCGCACGGGGGGCACACGCGAGCCGGGAGGGATCCTCACGGCCTAGACCGAGAAGATGTTGGTGTTACTCTGCGAGGCGGGAAGCTCCACGCCATCCAGGAGCACGCCGATCACGGAGAACTCCACCGCGTCGTTCGCGATGGTGTATTCCATGAGCTGGTACCGGAGGCGCTTCATGAGCTCGATTCGTCCGGTGTAAATCTCGTCGTCGGCGGTACCGGCAGCGAGAGCCGAGGAGAGTGCCCCCGTGACATCGGTGAAGGTGCCGCCCGAGGTGGCGCACTCCATGCCCTGGAAGGTTGCCGTGGCGGTCGCCTGGAACTCGCCCATGGCGAAGATCCAGAGGAGCTCGCGGTAGCCCTTGCAGTCGATCTCGTTGCCCTCTGCGGCTGCTGCTGCGGCGTAACTGTCCGAGTAGACGGAGTATCGGGCGGCCGCGAATTCGTGTGCGGTGAACTTCATGACTGTTTCCTTTCTCCGCTACGCGGTCAGGTCGTCGCAGAAGTTGAAGGACTTGACGTTGCGGATGATGCTGTCCACGTCCTGGAACAGAAGCATGTAGATTTGCCTCTTCAGGAACGCGTCCCCGGCCTGGTCGGATGCTGCTGCGGCGAGGCTGCCCCACTCGCAGAGGACCTGATCTTCCCAGTTCCCGAAGAAGAAATCCCCGGTCGTGAGCTGAGTCGAGGTGTAGGCGGGGTAACCTAGGATCTGCTTTTCGATGCCCTGTTTCGGGTCGCGGCGAAGGATGTAGTCCCCGTTCGCGTCCTTCAGCTTGGCGATCTTGCGGAAGTCGGTAGGCTTGATGATCCAGGCGGGAGAACCCATCAAAGCGTTCTCGTCCTCGACTGCGCCGATCATGTCGTAGAGCTCGTCCAGGTCGCCCTTGGTCGAGATCGAACCCACGGAGGTGGACGCGAGGCTCGGCCAGTTCGCCAGCCCCAGAGGCTTGTTACTCTCGCCGGTTCCGACGAGGGCCTGCTTGTCGAACTCGAGAGCCCAGACCTGCGCGGCGTCGGCGCGAACCATGTTCTCCACGGAGGGGATGCCCCGCTGTGCGAGAGCCTTCTCCACGATGGTATGCACGGCGAGGGTGTGCGGGCGAGCCGTCACGAGACCGACCTGGAGATTGCTCTCCGTGGGCGCGGTGTTCGGGCTGACCCAATAGCCGGTTGCTCCGCTGGTCTGCTTCGGGATGGTGACCTCTCCGGCGCTGAGTCCGTCGAGCATCCTCACGCCAGCCTGCACGAGCACCTGATTCGCACGGAGGAGCGGGATCATCTCGGCGAGCACCTGAATCGGCAGGAGGTCTCCGGCGGCGGTGTCCGTCTGCGTGGTGAGTGCTCGGGTCTGGTCGATCACTTCTTTCTCGTACCCGGCATTTGTCCAGTCGTTGGTCGCCATGCCGTAGGCCATGCGAGTGAAGAAGAAACGATCCTTGCCCTCGTTCACGCCGGGGAGGCTCAGGACCTTTTCGGAGGTCTTGCCTGCGGCCTTGAACTGCGCGAGGTCGTTCTCGAGGCGCTTGACGTACTCGGTACTGATCTCTCGGGCGGCGTCTCCGTCGCTGACGAGCTCGGCGTGCTTGCCCTCCATCGACTCGATGCGGGCGCCGTGGTTCTCCTGTGCCTTGCGGAACTCGGCGAGCTGCTCGCTTACCTTGCGGATGGACTCGGCGACGTTGCCGACCTCACTCCGCACGATCTCCAGGGGGTTCTGTTCGGTCATGGGGTTCTCCCGTGGCGGCTGCCTCCTGTGGTCGCAGCGCCATAGTAAGACGCCGAAGCGCCTCTGCTAGGGGCTCTGCGAGTTCGGCAGCGTCAACGGGAGATCCTGGGAGCCCAGCTAGTGAGCGGGCTAGACCTCCGACGTTCCTCACCTCGTCGAGCAGGTTTTGGGTTGTCGGGTCAAGGGTAACCGAAGGGGGCGGCGGTTGCAACCCACCAACGGCAAAGAGTCGCGGCGAGTCCATCTCGCGCCGAAGCATTCCCGCCATGTCCTCGTCCACGGTCTCGGCGATGTCCACGGCTCGGAAGACTTCGGGGAGGTGTGAGAGTGTCATGTGTCCCTCGTGGAGGCAGCGGGCTAGCGCGTTCGCGTTCGCAGGAATTGGAACGATGGAGCCTTCCAGGAGTTCCGCCTTGCGGTACTCGATCCCGATCACCTCGCCGCGTGGGTCCGGCTTGCCGTCGCTTCCAGGAGCCCGCATGAACTCCCAATCGAGCGGACGCATGCCGACGCTCGAGCCTCTGAGGTACCCCGATCGGGTCATGGCTTCGATTGCCACGGGGGATGGGATTCCGGCGGGCCAGTCGTCGCCGTAATCTTCCGCCTTCATGAACTGGACATCCATGAGCAACGCGGGGCCCTTGCCCTCTACGGACTTCCAGACCCTCACGGCTCGACCCACGGGCGGGATGTCGTAGTTATGCGCCCACGGGACCACGGGGTTACTCAGGAACCGCTTGAGGCTCCAGCCCTTCACGAGGATCCGGGAGCTGTACGAGTCCATGCTCTCGTCGCTGAGGACGTAGCGCCATGTGCCGTCCTCGTTCTGTCGAGGCTTGCGGAGGTTCGCGCGGGTCTGATTGGTGTCGGGGTCGTCGATTCGCATGGTTACCTCACCACCGCGACGGTGCGGCATCGGCAGTTGATGACCTCTCCGGGAGGTCCGTCTGGATCGTTGGGGAACTTGAGACCCGGGAGGAACTCTTCGCCCAGCTTTCGGGTTTGCGTGTCTAGCGGGACGTGACTGTCTCTCACATGGTCATCACCGCTGGTTACCCACTCATGCTCCTCCACGCCGTCCCGCTGATACTGCTCGTTTCGGCTCTCGTTCATCGCCCCGCCGACCTCTGTCCGGGCGATCATGATCGACCTGGCGTTTGTGCTATTGAAGACGCGTCGCACTCTCTCCTGGAGCCCCGTCAGGTTCTCGTCTTCGGCTACACCCTTCGCGAGTGCTGCTACCACCCGCTTGCGCGTGGTGTCCTCGAATATGCCGGTGATCTTCTTCCCTCGCTGCCGAATGATGGCGAGCTGTCGCCGTGAGGGCTTCCACGTGCCCTCCTCGTCCTCTCCGAGTTCGCTCACGACCTGGAGAGCTCCAGCCTTCACCGAGTCCTTGTAGATTGGTCTCAGGCTCGCCACGAGGTCGTCCGATGTCTTCGCGTCCTCGAATATCTCCCGCACCAGCCTATCGGCGTCCGCCTGCGAGAGAGCCCGCATGGTCTCGTCCTCGTCAAGCCAAGCCCGGCGGTCCTCGCCTAGCGCCTCGTCCATGAATGCGGCGATCCGCTCCACGGTCTCGGCTCCCCTGTCTCCGTCGTCGAGTTCCGCCATGCGCTTGAGCAAGGCGCCCCGGACATCGTTGAAGTGCCTTCGGAGCTTGGACGCCATGCGCTTCTCGAGCGCCTTGAATTCCCGAAGGTAGCGGCGTCCTCCCGGTCCTCGGTCGGCCTTGACGGCGCGGGGCTCGACCTCGACCACGGTACCGGCTTCAGCC